GGAGGTATAGCGCACGGTCGCGAGTTCAGTTTTCAGTGTCGCGTCTCTCGGGAGGCGTACATCTCGGCCTTCGAGCCAGTGTTTGGCCTTGTACCAGAGTTCGGCGCGAAGATTCAGATAATGGTTCCCCATCGCTGGGGATTCAGCGACGTTGATGCCGTAGGCCGGCAGCTCGAGCTCACGCAGCCGATCGACCACACCGGCCCCGAGCCCGATCGAGTCCACGAAAATTTCGACTGGTTTCTCCAGGCTAGAATCGTATTCAGCCTTAATCGCGCCCGTCAACTGCATGGTGTCCAAATTGCGCCACAAGCGGATCGGCTCAGTGACTGCGTTGCCTTTGCGCTTACATAGCGCGCTGGAATCGCTCCCGAACCGTGCGACATCGACGCCCCAGACGGTAGAGCCGAACATCGTCGGCTCGACATCGCGACTGATCGCTTCGGTGACGAGTTCCTGCGGGATCACGGTGTCATCGTCGCCGCGAGGGAACTCGCCCAGCACGCGCACGCGATAGACGTTGCTCTCTTCGCCGTAGCGCAGCCGACATTCCTCGATGTACTCCTCCGACACGCGGTCAGAGTCCACGCAGCTTACATGGAACGTGGTCCAGGTGTCGGCCAGCTTGTGGAACGTGTCGTAGAAGTAGCCGGTCGAGCGGACGGGGTTGCCAGCGAGCACCATAGCAGCGTTGAGCGCGGACATCGAGCCACCAGCCGACTCATAGACCTGTTCCGGTACGCCACTCGCCTCGTCGCAGATCAGCAGCACGTTATCGGCGTGTACGCCCTGGAGCGCGTCGGGCTGTTCGGCCCTGCTCGTTTTCGCGGATATGAAGTTGCGCTCGGGGTCGCGTTCGAGTTCAATGCGATCAGCTTTCACGACGAACATATCGCGGAAGTCAGGCGCAGATTGCTTCAGCCACGCCTTCGTTTCCGGCAACAGCGCGTCCTGGAGCTGGGCCGAGGTAGGCGCTGTGAGTATCACTTTCGCGTGGTGATGAGTCCCGATCCACCAGAGGGCCAGCCAAGACAGGCAGCTCGTCTTGCCGACGCCGTGGCCTGACCTGATGCTGACACCGCGATCGCCCCGGGCGACCGCCTCCAGAACCTCCGACTGCCAGGGATCGGGCTTGGCGTGCAGCATCGCCTCAACGAAAAACGTCGGCTGCGTCCGCATCTCGCGGAGCGGGAGCTCGTAGAAGTCGGGGCTCACTACCGCCTCCCCATTCGTGTCATAAGACACAATCCGTTAGATTTAACCAGGATTCTGTGCCATCCAGGAGGCAACCATGACCGTCAAATATGTACGCACCCGAAACGGCAAAGCCTGGGTACAGGTAGGTGAACTCAACGAAGACGAGTGGATGGAGTGGTTGGAAAGAACAAACGCGAACGGCGTAGCGAAGATCACCTCAATAAACCATCGGGCAGCCCTTCATCAGTCGCGTCAACAGGCGCAAGATGGCGAAGACCCAGAGCCCCAAGGATAGCAACAGAGGGTAGGACGGCCCCCTCATTGACGGCTTTCCGGAGTCGCGCCAGCCCCTCCTCTGAGAGAATGCGAAGCGCGTTCATCACATCCTCGCGCACCACATCCCCGGCATCTCGCAACCTCTCGTTCCGGCTCAAGGTAGCTCTCGCTTGAGCCCTGAGTTCGGGTTCGAGCGCCCTCGCGAGCGCGGGATTCTGGAGCACATCATCCAGGAACTTGGTGGTGGCTTTCCTGGACCCGAACTCCTTCCATAGATCGGCATAATCGAGATAGCCCGAATCAATAAAGGCCCTATCTACCACAGCGCCAGGAAGGATGTCCCCGATCTCATCACCCAAGCTGCCCCGAGTGAGCGAGGGGCCGAGCGTCTCGCCGTAGAGCGACCACCCCTTCAGTTGATCGAGTTCGGCCTTGGTGAGTGACCCTTTGCCATCCTTCAAAATCCTCTCCATCAGATCATTGATGCCGGGCGGCCTACCATAAACATCCTCGATTAGGTTGACGCCCCGTCCGGTATCGACCACAAACATCCCCTCACGCTCTGCAATAACTTGTAGAGCCTCCAGTTGGTCATCAGTAGGTGACGCATCTAGCGCGATAGTGATCGAGGTTCTCTGGAGGGGCTTTGTCTGATGGCTCGGAATCACATGATGCCATGCCCCGGCGTTCTGTACATCGAGATAGGCCCTACCGCCCTCGACGGTATTAAGAATCTCGCGGGCCTCTGGCACCACCTGACCCCCAAGGCTCTGTGTCAACATACCGGCTCTATCGCCCGGGGCATACTCGATTTTGCCCGTGAAGGGGTTCCGGAATATCCCACTCATACGCGATGTGGGATCTTGGACCTGTCCCAGCGCCGAGTAGTACCGATCGAGGCCCTCGGGGGTTGTGTGTGGAGCTTCCGCACCGAACTGTAACTGCTCCTCGTAACTGCCAGCCCGCACACCGGGAAGGTGAGCCGGATCGCCAGGCACCCTCGGGTCCATGCCACGCGGAACGCGCTCGTATGTGGCACTGGCAGAGAAATACGGAGAGAAGCTACCGTAGTGCTGCGCGGCCTGTTCCGGCAGAATACGCCCCGACTCTAACTGCATCCCGGTCCACGCAGCGGCCTGGGCGTTCGCATGGTCCCAATCACTGTGACCGCCGACCTTGTTTTTATTTAGGTACGCAACAACCTCATCCATTTGCTCGTCCATGAATGCGTGTTGCTCGTTGCCGAACCCCTTGTCCCACGGCTTGGCGGTCTTGAATCCGTCCCCAGACGCGAACACCCTACCCGACACATTGCCCCTCTGGTCCGTAATCGCTTTGATGGCCGCTTCTTCGGTGTCGTACACCTTGTTCGAGATGTTCTCGTAACCGAAGGCGCGACCCTGCCAGATATCGTGAACGGCGGTAGTAGCCTCTTCGGGCGTTCTGAGGTTCGACCAAAACGGCCCACGTTTCGGGCCGACAGCTTGTGCGACATCCGTGATGAGTCTGCTCATCGATGTAGGGAAACCACCCGTCTGGATGGGCGCACCGACCCCTCGCTGACTAGCAGCTTGAAGAGCGTACCCGAGGTTTTGCTTCACGGGAGTTCTGGCAGAGGTAATCGCAAGCGTCCGCGTAAACCAATTCTCCATACCGGGAGGCACCGCGCCTTCGATCCAACGACTCGAATCGTCATACCAATTGCGGCCATCTACGCCACGGGCCACCCGCTCGACATAGGTCTGCTGCATCTTCGCGAGCTCGCCTGGCGTATCCAATCTGGTGGTGCCACGGAACTGCGGAGCCCCCACATACGATCCATCCGGCCTCCGAACCCCGACCTTGCCCACATCCTCGGCACGAACTCTTTGAGCTGGCAACTCCACAATCTGCGCGCGTCGAGCCGCTTCAAGTGAAGCCGCTCGCTCGGGGAGGAGTTCGGGATCGCGAACGATCTCGGGTCCAATCATCGGGCGCTCGGGATAATATCGGTCAGCTACCGTGGCGATCCTTCTCTCTTCCTGTGCGACCCGGGCTGCTTCCTGTGCGATGCCGGCGGCTTCGGTCGCCGCCCTTACGCCCCTTCTCGCTTTGAGAAGCCCAGCAGCCGGCGTGCCCACAATCGGGACAGCCGCGAGCGCAGACAGGCCGGCACCACCCCACTCGCCCCTCCCTAGATGGCCGGGGATACGGCCCAAGTCCGCGAGGTCGCCGGCCAGCGTGAACTCGGGCGCGAACGAGCCGAGCAAGCCCGTGGCCGCGCCGATCCCCTCCTCGGGTATCTGATCCAGGCCGAACTGCTCCATCGCGGCCATGCGCGGCTGCTCGCCAGGCCACAGGGCTTGCCCGATCCGGAGAGCTCCAGCGCCGGTTCCGTAGAACCCGCCCTGTACAGCGTCGCGAGCCTGACGCGGGAGTTTGTGCTGGAGGTATTGCCCGATACGGGACGCACGCGACGGCGTGGCCCCGATCGATGCATGGTCCGGATCACCGCCCAGCGCGGCTTGCTGCCTCATGTACTGCTGTTGAACGAGCGGGTCCACCGGGGCCTGGGTGCGGCTCCATTCGTCCGCAGCGGCGATCAGCGACGGCGGCAATCTGGTGGGCGGCCAGGGTGGATCTGGATCGGGCTCGTTCAGCAGCCCGTAAAAGTGACCAGGGTGCGGCATCCTATCTCCGCTTGCGAGGGCGCATGTGTCTGACGTTCTGGTTCAGCGCCCTGAGATGTTTCTGCGCTAGTTCCTTGCTGCGGTGAACCTTGAACGCCACCCAGCCGGAAGCTCGCTTGATCTCGATCACCTTGCCCCTGAGCCTGTACGGCATCCGCCTACTTCTTCAGCGAAGGATACTTCTTCTCGACGGCACGCCTGACCTTCGACTGCTCGCCATCAGTGCCGTGGGCCGCGACCATAGCGAGCGCCATGCGGGCGTGCTCGATGTCATTGATCGGGTACGCGCGCTGCCTGGGCAACGCGAACGAGGACGCCTTCATGCGCTTGCGTTGCTTGGTCGTCAGCTTCGCCATCAGTGCCTCCCTTTCATCCGAAAAACTATCCGCCACAAGGGACCAGAGTCAAATCGCCGTTAAGACCCCACCTCGCCATGCGCCACCACCTCGCTCCAGCGGATGCTAGTCGCGCGCAGCGGCAACGCGAAGTCGATCCAGTCGCCTACCGTATTCCCGGTCGTTACCATCGACTGGTCGCCCACACTGCCGTGGCCGTATGTATCGTCGCAGTATGTGACCTTGATCCACTCGCCGTCCCAACTGACCACCTCATCGAACCAGATCACCGACCCATCTCGTAGCTTGAGCCAGCGCGCCCATGAATCGTTGGCGCGTATCGGGCAGCCAGCCTCCTCCGGTGACAAATCTCCGATCAAACTCATCTAGTCTCTCCCCATGTAGTTATTACTTATTCTTTACACTTACTTATTAGAGACTCGCAAGTCGTTGCCGTGTAAGGGTTTAGGTGGGGTAGGTGTTCGCAAAGGTGTCCCGAACCCCCGTTCGCAACCCCCATACAAGTGTCCCGAATATGGCTTAACCACACCGTTTAATAGCCATCCGTAGGTGTTCGCAAAGGTGTTCGCAAAGGTGTCCCGAACCCCCCTCTACTCCATCGAAACAAGAGTCTCGAGTTCCTCGAAAGTCGTGCGCTGGCTCGGTGTCAGCTTGACGCCAATCTCCCGCTTGAGCTCGGGATCAGTTCGCTCCAAAAGCCAGCGGCGTACAGAGGTAGCATCCAACACGGGCGCACCATCAACACTATCCAGCCGCCTGCGTTCCTCGTCGACTAAGGCTTGCAGTAGCATCTCCCTAATACGCAGCTCGCTGATCTCCTCGCAGGCAGCACCCATGTCCTTCCTGACCGGATCGCCTACATGATAGAACTTCATCCGGCCCCGTAACTGCTCCACTACGTCAACTCCGCTGATCGCCATCAGTCGCTCCCTGATTGTGAGAATTTTTGGGGGGTAGGTGTTTGAACAATCTTGTGCGTGAGGACCGAATCAATATCCCGGCCCCCTAACTTTCGAGGGGGGGGTCTTTTTTCCCCCGATCTGGCCGAAAAAGGCCCCAGCTTCGTATAATAACCATTATGTTACCCTGGGGAACATATGAAGTCGTTGTCCTGCAACGACTTACGGGATCGTGCATAAACTGCACGATATTATGTTGCCCTGCGCCTGCGTCTTCATGCATCAATCCTGCATAGCTGGACACCTCGAGCACTGAACTGGTTTGGCCCCACGGTTCTAGTTCCACGGACCTAAACCCATGCAGCACAACGACTTACAGCGGTTCGAACCGACCCGTTCTCGCGCCCGCGCATCTGTTCGGGGCGGTGGGTGGGAGAAGGCTCCAAACCCCTCATCCTTCCTAGCCGTTCCCTCCCCGAACACCTCACTCCTCCACGACCATCTTTAGGGATAGAGATGTCTGGACTTCGCAGAACGGGCCACATTCAATGTTTCCATCTGGGCCATCCCCGCTGAAGTCCAGCGGGATTTCGTCAAGGAACACCCTCTCGCCATTGACGCGGGCCAGCCTCACGCCAAGGTCACGGCTCTGGGCAACCCTGCGAGCGAAGACCTCTGGGAATAGCGTTCGAGTGCGCGACCAATAGAAAGGTGATGTTGCCTTAACGCAGCCAATGCAGTTGTTGTGATCAAACCCGAGTTTATACATCGCCGGAAGTTTAATCCCTGCGGCGTTCAGCCTGAGAAGGCAGTCGGACTTGTCGAGCGCGTTGTCTCGCAGTATCCACTCACAATCAAGCTCTGGGGTGTTTTCTTCAAAGCGCCGGATACGATGGCCCTCGTCGAGCGTGTAGCCGAAAATATGGATGTCGTTGTCCCGCTCGTAGTCCCGTCGAGGTATCTTTTTGAGCTCGGTCGTGCAGCGAGCGCCGGCGATCCCGGCCATGTAGCGCGCCGACTCGAAAACGTCATCTATCCCAGAGTACTTCTGAGAGTTGATCAAGGCCACATCGCGGCCCATCCACGCCTCGACATCGCGTCGAAAGCGAAGGTTGTCTGGGTGCTCGTCGCCCGTGGTATCGCACTTGAGGACCGTGACACGTTCGCCGTATTTGTCCACCGCCAGCTTCGCGGCGACCGCACTAGCCGCGCCATCAGAATACCATACCAACACGCGCCCCTCACTCATCTATCCCATCCCGGCTGTAGGGGTCGTCGTCCTCATCCACGACCTCATAGTCGGCCTCTAAGACCTCTTCGTTCTTAGCAGCTATGCGTTTAGCCTTGGCCCACTCCTCGACCTTCTTGAGGCTCTCCAGGAACTCATCCCCGATCGTGATGCCGACAGTAGCTGTGAGCTCGGGCTTCCCGAACTGTTTCCGGTTGAACCTCTCAGCCATCCAGCGTCGATACTCTGATCGCAGTCGCGCTCCCTGCACGCTGGTAGGATCATCGCAGCCGTCGACGATCTCGAGGCCTTGCTCGGCCCAGTTACTTCCTTGGATCTCCTGCACCATCTCCCACTTAGCGTGCCGTTCTGGCGTCTCCTTCAGCCATGAGTAGAACACTCCGGTGGACATCGGCCCGACCTCGGGCGGCATCTTCTTGAGCAGCGGACGCACGCCACCGTACCTCAAGTACAAGGCGAAGACCTCGTCCTCGCCGTAGGCAGTGA